GAATGTTGATATAAATAACCGCTGTTTGTGGCTCTAGGATAATTTTCTATACCGGAATCCAACCAAGCTGTTCTTGTTAAAGATCCGTAAATCCATAAGTTTTCCATATAGTTATAAATAACGTATCTATCTATTTCTGTAGAATCAGCTGAACAATAAAACCATCCAACTTCATTTTTATCTGAAATGGTAAATGCATTAAATTTAAAAGATTGTCCTAAATTAATATCACCAAAAACATAATTATGAACGGTACAAGGAATAGTTTGAACACTACCGTTGTAAACATAAAAATTATTGTAGCTCATCCAATAAATACCTTGAGGAGCTGTAACGGCCGCTTTTGGTCCAACTAGACCTATACCTTCATTAATTAAATTAACTGCAAAGGTAAATGGAGGGCCAATAAACTGCATACTGTAAAGAGCAGTATCAGTCCAGATCATTATTTCCTGTCTTGATTTAACAGCTCCTATTATTGAAGATCCTGAAGATAGCCTAAGAGAGCCTGCTGTATTTGTATTAGTAGGTTCAAATTCTAATTCATTTTCTTGATCGCTAAATGTTATAAGCATGGGATCAACCGTACCTGTTCTTGAAGTACCTGATACGGGATCTGAACCCAAGACTATTAAGTGCCTGTCCTTTTCTGAAGTAATAACTTGCAAACCTACGGTTGGAACTTGGTTGGCACCTGTAATACCAGATAGCTCAACTGCTCTAGTCCCTAGACCATCATTTTCTACCCATCTATAAATACCACCTGCTCTTGGATTTATAATTAAATTTTCTCCAAAATTGTCATGTGTCCATAATCTTAATTGGTTCGTTAAACTTAAAGCGCTTGTGCTTCCAAACGTTCCTGCACCCCAACCATTTATGCCCCAACCTGTACCAGCAACGTAAACATCTAGTCCAACATTTATTTGATAAGTGCCAACAACAGAAGATCCTCCGTTGCCGCTATCATTAGCATTTGCAGTAACCGTTGCCCCTGAAGTGTCTTTGGCCTCTATCGTGTAGCTATTATCATTTACTATAGTCGCTATTTGATATTCTTGTTGAAGTACTGCCTGTGTTATATTTCCACCAGACCCTAATCCATTACTGTCAACCCCACTAAATGTAACAAAGTCATTTTTAACTGCCCCATGTGCCGTATCTGAAACAGTAATTGTTGCATCTCCATTACTTGCGGAAAATGTTACATCACCAGCAGAGGTAGTGCTTCTTATGGGAGTTACATCATTAAAAGCGCCACCAGCTTCAATATAGTATTTTAAGTGAGTTCCAATACCTAAAAACTTAGTACCAGCCAAAGAAACCCAAGGATGTAAGGCTCTGGCCGTACCTAAATAAGTATTGCTTGTAAGCTTACTCCAACCCCCAAACTTTTCTGGCCTGCCTTTTCTAAACCTTACTAAATTACAATCAAACCAACCGCCTTCATTATCATAGTCGGTACCTTCTCTATAAATACCTGGTCTGAATATTGTTTTTTGTAGTGCCATTTAAACCTTGCTCCATTCCTTACCTTCAAACAAATTAGCTTCAGCTTCTCTACGTTTGACCAATCCACCTAAGATAACACCACCAGCTTTATTCCAACGTTTTATTTGTTCTGGTACGCCGCCATAATCACCCTCGTTAAGAATACGTAACAAAGTAGATTCTTTTAGATTAGTTGGTCCTAAGTTGTATACCCAACAAACTAATGCATCAAACTGACATTGATCTAACGGCACCTTAACCATATCGTTAATATAACCTTCATACTCCGGCATTTCTTCTTGCAATAAATGTTCGGCTTCGTCCTGGTTAATTTTATCGCCATCTTTTACATCTTTTGTATGTCCGTAGCCAATTGTCCAAACTCCTACGGAGTCCTGATAAGCCTCTAGCTTACATCCTTCGTAGTTTTTAATTAAAGATATACCCTCTTCAGATATGTTCATATTAATCATCCTTGGGTGTGTTAGATGCCCCAAAGTAAAAACTAATTATAGCTGACGCTAAACCGCCTAAATATCCTAATACTAAATTAATTAAAGCTTCTGAGTTTTGTTCTGGAGGCTGAATAGTTACTAAGAATATGTATCCCATAAAACCACCAACTACAGCTATACCTATAATTCTGGCTGTCCAATCTTTAGAAAAAGTTTGCCTAGCGTTTTGTGTGTCTTGTACTTCTAGTTTAAACACATCTACCTCTAGTTCTTTCATTTTAAGTTCAAACTCAGCTTCAGCTTTCTTTAGCTCAAGCATTTGTTCGGGTGTAGCATTATCTATAGCTTTTTGTATTTCTTTTGGTTCGTTCTTACAACCCAATACATCTGCAATCATGTTTGCAGCCATACCACCCATAGGGCCTCCTAGTGCTGTACCCAAGGTTGGTGCTACTGATCCAACTAAGTTTTTAAGTAGTGCTTTCATATATCCTCCAAAGTAAATATTTCTAAAGGTTTACTAATACCTTTAACTGCTATTGGTTTTAATGATTTTAGCTCAAAACCACAATTTTTTGCAGTTTCCTCTGCAATTATTAAATTTTTGCCTACAGTTTTACAACTAGATTCGCACCTAGCAGCTATATTTACGGCAGATCCAATAGCCGTATAATCAAATCTAGTAGACGATCCACAGTTACCAATTACAGCTTCACCAGTATTAACACCTACACCAATTTCAACTCCAACATCAGAAGATCTAAAGTTGTCTTGTATTTCTTTAGCGCACATAACAGCAGCTTGCTCGTGATTATCTAAATCTAAAGGAGCATTAAATATAGCCATCATGGCATCACCTATATACTTATCTACCATACCTCCATACTTTTTAACCGCGTCTGATTGAATTGTAAGAGCTTTGTTCATAATTTGAGTTACTTGTTCAGGTTCCATACTTTCACTCATAGCAGTAAATCCACGAACATCAGTAAATAAAAAGGTGCATCTTTTCTTTTCACCACCCAACTTTAATAATCCAGGATCTTTTTGTAATGCTTTTACTTGCCTTGGATCTAAGTAATGCTCAAATTGTTTTTTAATTTGTTGTCTTAATTTGTATTGCTCTCTGAATCTTATGTAAAAAGCAACACTTGCAGTAGTAAACTGAGATATTAAACTCCAAGTGACATCAATCAATACTCCCTTTTGTATTGTATAAACGCCAAAGAAGGCCGTAGACGCAAAAACTACACCAAAGAATGATATACCAGCGGTTATACCAAAAACATTCAGAGCAAGCCAAACAAACACTACAGAAAACAAAAAAATTAATATTTCCAAAGCAAGTGCATAATCAGGTATGTAAGGGCTATCTTGTATCAATATACTTTCTGCTAATGCTGCTTGTATTTTGTGCGGTTCTAACAAACCTGCGGGTGTGGCAATTTGAGGCATAATCCCTTTTGCTGTAAACCCTACAAAAACAAATTTATTTTCTACATCCATTTCAGCGAGATTAGTTTGTGGTGTGTTAACCCAACTTACCCATTTACGACCTAATGAATCTACCGGTACTGAAGGCAACCCTTTTACTCTTACTTCTTCCAGACCATTATCATTTGTTTTTATAATATAAGTATCAGCTCCAGCTAAGACTTTCAAAACTTCTGTACCGTATGTTGATACCCAACCGTCAGGTGTGCGCATTAGAAGAGGTAATCTACGAACTAAATTATCTACATCTGTCCTGGCTACTGCTAAACCCTGACTGGCGTTAGCTTTTAAAATATCTATATTTTGTATTACACCTTCAGACATAATGCCTCCGCTTTCTGGTCCGAGGATAACTGTTCCAGAAGTAGGTGGATAATCACCTTCTCCCTCAAACATAGCCAGAACACTTGGAGAAAAACTCAGAGCTTCTGTAAAATCAAAGTCACCACCAAATCTATCAGGTTGTGGAAAGGCTATAACCCAACCTACACCTAATGCACCTTTTCTTAATAAATTAATGTGTATTTGGGCTAATGTTTGCCTAGACAAAGGATAGCCACCTTCATTAGTAATATCATTCTCATTTATATTAAGAATTACAAAATTACCTGAAGGTTCTTTATCTGTTACTAACGAATCAAAAGTTTTTAACTTTAATATTTCATAAGCCGTAGGTTGAAAATAATAAGTTGCACCAAGCAACATAAATAAACTTACAAATATTATTGTTTTTTTCATCCTGATCCTTGCTTAATTTTTATTGTAGTTGAAGATCCACCATTTATTTTAACCGTATTAGTTACTCCATCTTGTATAAGTATAACTGTATAACTATCAGATCCATCTAAATCTAATCTAGCGCTTTGACTTACGGTTCTTGTCAAACTTATATTTTGACCAGATATGATTGTAGTGATTTGAGTATCTTTGTCTTGTCCTATTTCTGTACCAACAATACGTATACCAGCACCACCTTGTTTCAAGGCATCTTCTTCTTTTGTTATGGCTAGTGCATCTAAAACATTAAGAAGATCTTCAAGAAAATTAACATCTAAATAATTAACATCTAATTCTGTAAACTCTAATTCTTCCTCTGCATCTAAAAAGTCCTCATTAAGATAATCTATATCAAGATCATTAAAATCTAAATAATCAGCAGATGTTTGCGTTTGCGTTTGTTCTAAAGATTCTTGCGTTTGTTCTGGAGGATTTACAATAAGCATGTTGTCTATTAGATCTAATGTAATATCTAGCTCTACAGGTGCTGTAGGATTGTTTTCAAAAACAGATACCGTAGTTGCTTGATAAGGTTTGTTTAGTGTCACACTACCCATACCGGTAGATACTATAATTTCTCCACTAGATATACCGTTTTCGTCTGGTAATAGTATGACAAGAGATCTGCCTAATTCATCTACCGTACAAGTAAAGTCTGTGCCTCTGATAGCTATATCTGCGGTAGGTGTGCGTATAGATATATTACTTTTGTTGTTAAATTTACCTGTTATGAATCTTGCAGTACCACTAGCAAATTTAAGTGCCATTTTTGATTTAGATGGATCGGGATCGTAGATGTATTCATCTATAACCAGCTTAGAATGTTCAGTTAATTTTACTGTAGAAGAATCTTCAAAGGTTATGGCAACTCTGCCCGCTTCTGTACGGACATCATCCATTTGTTGTATATCAAATTGTAATTCGGCTCCGTAAGCCTTGTCTCTAAGAACTTGTGCGTTACCTTTAACTTCAGATATAGAACCTATATCAACAGACGAATGAAGTTGTTGCGTCTGACTGAGTAACGCAAACAGTACCATTAGAGCCAGAGGATGTAATTTTAAGCCAGTCATTATCAGATGTAGACTCCTGATCTATATTAAATGTTCTTGATGCCCCTGTATGATCTAGGTAAAAATATCCACCAGCATAACCATCTCCATCATAGGTAACGGTATTATCATTACCATCAATATCCATATAGTTAGTTGCGCCATCCACATCTATAGATGATGTTATTGTGTTTCCTGAACCTTGTATAATCCAATCTAAATCTAAGTTTGCTGCTAGTGCAGTCATAGCGTGATTCAAAGTCATAGTGTTCGTACTGCCCGTAACCTGGACATTCACATTAGAACCATCTGCTCCCGTAGCATTAGTTTCATCTGTAGACATGTTAAATGTGTTGGTATCACCTATAAAAGAAAAATAACCTGTATAGGTATCGGCCCATATATCGCCAAGAAATTTATTTGTATTACCTTTTTGTAGTATATCTAAGGTCATAGTTGCACCATCTAAATCTAATGGTGTCATATTAGATGGTCCTGCTGCGGCATCCGATCCACCAATAATGTTACCACTACCTCCAACTTGTTCTATATCTAAGTTAGATGTTGCACCAGATTGCGTTATATATACCTCGTTGTCTGCTGTCACCACATTCAAAGATATAAGTAAAAACAATAAGCTAACTACCGTTCTTTTTCTTCCAATAGCCTTGTTCATATCCTTCCTCTATTGTTTGTAAGACAGCCGTCTCGATAGCCATCTGTAAAGCAATATTTATAGACTCATTCTCTACCATACCGCTCTCAATTTCAACTAATTCAGTATTATTTGAATAAAATTTGAACACATCAGAAGAGATGGCAGCGCTCAATATTGACTTAGTTACTAGCACCTCTAGCAATATTTTTCCTGTACTAACAGATACGGTACGCAAAGAAATTGTTACAGAGTCTTGTCTGTATTCTTTAGAAGCTCCAATACCTAAATATCTAGCACCTGCACCTCCAGACTTAACATTACTTTCATACCCTATTACACCTCCTTCCATAATAAGACCAGCAAAAAGCAACGGTTTAACTTTTTGTTTTTCATCAAATGATTCTCTAGTTGTACGTATTAATTGTCTTTCTTTTGTTAAATTATCTAAACCTTTTCTCTCCACCACATCAAAAACATTTGAATGTTTCAAAGCCCTAATTAGATACGCATCAGGAGATTGTGTTATTGCCGTACTAAAACTAGCGTACTGACTATTAGATCTGCGCTGTCCTGTATCATCTTTAAAAGATTTACCATATACAGCCACTACAGGTTTTCTTTCGGGTTCTGGTGATTCTGATAGTTTTGTTAACAAACTACCAACTTGCGCTGATTCAATAGATCTGACTGGCGGTATGCCGTTATCTAAAGGCGGTATAATTAAAGAACAACTAGAAAGTAAAAGAACCGAGAGGTACAGTAATTTCTGTTGTATTGCCTTCTTCATCTGTAATTATTAAAGTTACCTTATCGTCTTCTACCCTATATTCTATAGTGTTACCTTCTAATTCAAGAACACCAAAATCAGAGGCAGTTTCACCAAACAAACTATCAACCAATTGTCTGCTTAGTTGTGCGTATATTCTACTCTCTAAATTACGTATAAACCTAGCAAGCGTAGTGTTTTCTGCTTCTCTTTCCAAGTCTTCTACATAAGCCTTTATTTCTTCACGTATGGCTTCTTTTCTGTTGAACTCCTGGTTCTCTATAGTTAGATAATGGCTTGATGTACCAACACCTGAAAAACTAGGGTTCTTAAACTTATGTGTCATTTCATCTGCACTCAAATATGCAACAAATAATGTGATGCTCAGAATACTCAAAATAATAAAAAGATGATCCCATCTATCCATTACGTCTGTCCTTTTGTTGTTGTATTCGTTTGCAAATAATAGCTTTCTTTAGCTTCTGATTTTGTTGTTTTGCCATTAATCTTTTCTTTGGTCATCTCTATCTGCTTTTGCAATCTTATTGCTGTCTATTAATTGCGGTACACCTAATATAGTTTTGATAAGTGTGTCCTGGCGTATGATCTCGTTATCAAGAGATCTAACTCTATCTATAAGAGCAACCAGGATTCCATGTTGTGAATCTAGCTTGGTACCAAGCCTTTGTTCCATTTGCTCTATTTGGTCAGCAACCTTATCGTCAAGCACGTCTACTTTAGTTTCCATACCGTCAATAATACGGTTAATTAGTTTCCAAATAAAGAATCCCAGACCTAACGCAGCAGCTATTGGAAAGCCTACTTCGTTGATAAATTGAACTGCTTGGTCCATTAATCTACCGGGGTATGTAGACCTTTTTCTATAAGAATGTCCCTGTTACGCATGTGTTCAGCTTCTACGTCATCTTTTGATTGACCGTAGTAAGCTACTGCTAAATTGCATTTAACCATTAGTTGATTAATATTTACACCATCTACAACAACGTCACCTAAAACTCTACCAAACTTACCTCTAGAGTCTTTAAGCTTAGTTTGTATAACTACTTTTTCTCCTTCTTTTATAGCTTCTTTTAAGAAAGCTGAAGCCATTTTTCCTCTAGCCTTCTCATCTTTGTTACGAGTACGTGACTCGGGAGTATCAATACCATATAAACGAACACGAGACTTATAAAGAATATCAAAGCCAAGATCCAAAATAACGTCACAAGTATCTCCATCAACAACTTTTTCAACTTTACAAGAGTACTCATACATCAGATATACCTGGTAGCAACTAAGCAAGTTATTAATACAGGGTATATACCCCATATAAGTGCTTCTAGTCTTTTAAACTTTGCAGATCCCTCATCTAATCTTTTTTCAATATACTCAAATCTAATAGCCGATTCTCTTTCGTATACTTTCAAAGATGTTAAATCAGAATCTTCTTTAGTCATTTGTCGTCTTTTACTCTTTTTGTAGTATAAGCTTCATTAACGTCTGGAGTTGATTCGTCATCACCAACAAACTTACCGTCTTCGTCTCTGGCTCTAACTTTTACTCTTTTAGTGCCTGTAACTTTATCTACTAACTTACCCCACCACTTCATTATTTATCCTTGGCCTTGCCTATATTTAAAGCTAAAAAATCTATTAGCTTATAGAGTTTCGCTAACCATTTATCTCCTTGAGGAGTTGGTGTAACCGCAGCTACAAGTGAAGCTATAGCTATAATCGCTGTAATCCACATAAATATATTAATCCACATCATTACTTTTCTCCTATTTTCTTAGTGATTGATTCAACTTGCGGTTCTTCTTTTTTAGAAGCCTCGGCTAAAACTTTTATATGCTCCATAGTTTGTTTGCGAAAATTAGCTATGCCTTCTATTTCAGTACCTTTCCAAGTGCCTCTTTCTACTGACGCATCTAATATTTGAATGATGTTTATAAAGTATTGTTGTTCCATAATTTTATCCTAAAGTTTTTTTAACTGATGTTGGTGTAACTTTTTCTGTTATTTGTGCGTTTAATTGAGATTTAATTTCTGTAACTCTATCTGATCCTAAAGCAGATTCTACCCAACCTTGTACTGTGGCTGCATCAAGGCTAGACCAATTTGTAAAACTAGACAAATCAGATATATCTAATTCTTGACATCCAAACCTAAAAGCAGTTTGTGGATTGCCATCTGCATCATTATTAGCATCATCAGTTGCTGTAATAACCCAATGTACTGTATGCACTACGTTTGATTTACCACTTTTTGTTGGGTATACATCACATTCAGAAACATCCCAAGTATAATTAATTGCCATTATTTTTCTCCTCTAACTCCAAGGTGTGAATTGCTGAACACCAAATTGAACAGGAACTAATTTAGTTTCTGAACCGCTAAATGTAACTGCTTCTTGTGCTATACCAACAATCATAGAAGGATTGTCTGTTGCTTTCATGCCTATGCCAGCAGTTGATGAAGTACATATACCATCACCCACTTCTATATTACCACCTGAGTTATTACAAATTATATGTCCATCACCTAATATACTAATATTGTGCAAATTATTTGCATAAGTTCCAGTTGTAGGACACATAGGGGAAGGTCGCATATTACTTGAATATGCACCTAAAACTTTTTTACTATTAGCAGATTGTGATTTTTGTACTGTATATCTAATACTTTGTCTTTTATTTGCTTCTGTCAAATAAACTGAAACTATCTCCACAAGAGTTCCGTAAGGATAAGCGTCTGAATCATCTGATGGATTGTCTGCATCAGGCACATTAACTTCGTGGTGAGCAGTAAAAGCTCCATAAGTTACTGTTCCACCAGAAGACGTAATTGTGCCTATGCCATCACCATCACCATCTTGAAATGTAAGCATAGTGTTTGTACCACTATTATCATCTGTGCCTGCTCTTATTGCAGGTCCAAATCTGTTGACATTGTTACCATCACATATAAATATCCCAGTAAATTTATTATTGGCATTTTGAAAAACTTGAAATTTTTGTGAGTTTGCATCTAATGTTTCTGAACCTATTAGTAAACTACCATCAAGAAATCTTGCGTTTTCACTACCGCCTGTTACAAAATTTATTGAACTGCCAGTTGGTCTACTTATGCCTGTAGATGTATCACCTACAAAAGAATAACTAGGTGCTGACAATGCTCCCGCAGTTACACGCATAACACTAGCCATAACTTGGTCTTGGTCAGCTACTAACCTAAATGCACCATTATTAGCATCTGCTCTAAATACTTCTCCAGAAGATCGTACTACATTTAAGACGGCATCTGTTCCTAAAGAAGTGCCAACAGCGACTATTCCGTTATGGTTTACAGAAAACCTGTTAGCTGAATTATTATTAATTAAAAAAGTTTCAGTTGATTCTTGACCAGTAATTACAAAGTTTTCATCTCCATCTATTCCAATTCTCCAACCATCACCACTACCTGAACCTGTAGCTGAATTTGTAAATTGATGATAAGCAGCACCAGAAGAGGCTATATGAGTATGAATTAGTGCTTGTGGAGCATCTACTCCCAACCCCAGATTGCCCCCTATAGTTACAACGTCAGTACCACCATTAACGAACAACATATTAGCTACGTTATCTGATTCAACTCTAAAGTCTAGGTCTTTACTGTTATCGTTAAATACAGTTTCAGTAGCATCCATCAATACTCTTGAAACAGCAGTACCAGCTAATACTACATTTGTTTCAATACGACCATCTTCTGTTCCATCAGACGCATCTACAATCCTAGCTTCTTGATATGCGAAAGACACTTTTTGGTCAGCATCATTTTCACCTTGAAAATATATTTGACCTAAAACATCACCATCGGCTGGACTACTAGAGTTTCTATATAGCACAAATCCTGGACCTTCATTAGCATCAGCATCAGTTGAAACTAAACTTAAATTTATACCATTATCTGATCGTGTCAGAGTCATTTCAGCAGAGGAAGTTATACTGCCATCTACCTGTAGCGTAGATGCCATATCTACAGCACCATCTATGTCTACTACGTCTAAGTTTGCTGTACCATTGACATCAATAGAACCCTCTAAGTCTATATCACCATTCACTATAAGATCATCTGTTACTGTTAGGTCGTCTTCTACTTTCAGATCTACGACATTCAGACTAGCAAAAGCATCCGTTACGGCCGCCCCAGATCCAGCACCATCTAAATAAACTGCTTTTACATCACCAGCTGGTATGGTTACGTTAGCACCAGAGCCTTGTGAAATAATTATGTTTTGAGAACCGCTTGTACCATTTTCAATAAAATGCATCCTACTTATAGTGTTAGGTGCAATAGTAATCGTACAGGCTGAATCTAAAGTTCCTGTGTATTTGAGATACATAGCTCTACCAGGGTCTGTAGATCCATCAGCTACAGTAGTAGTGTGAGTATCTGCGTTTGTAGTTATTGCTTCTGTGCCAAAGCCTAGTGCTTCTCCAATCAACTCTAGATTGGTATTTGTACTTGTTCCCCAAGTTCCTGACTCATCACCAGTAGCTATTTCTTTAAGTCTTAGATCATTTACATAAGTAGCCATTTATATCTCCGTTCAATTGATTATATTACCTTTCTCTTGCATAGTTAAGCAACATCTTCCCAGTTGGGTGTTTGAGCCTCGTTAATTGAAGTAAAGTTGGATGTTTGTGAATCATCAATAAGTGACCACACTAAAACTGATCCTACCGATCCTGTTGCACTTTGTCCTGTAGGAAATGCGTTTGCCTCTGCATCTGTTGTTACAGATCCCAAAGCACTTGTCGCAGCTCCTAGTGAGACTGATATGTTGTTGTTAGATATAGTAGTTGCAGTACCTAAAGCACTTGTTGCGGCTTGGCCTGTTGGGAATACATTTGCCTCACCATCAACTAATACTGATACAGACCCTACTGTACCAACTGCACTAGGACATACAGCTACGGCTTGTGCATTTACACCTACTCCAGATACACCACCTGTTGCAGATTGTCCTGTGGGAGTTACATTAGCTTTTGCTACCGTAGATACAGTACCTAATGCAGATGTAGCGGCATTAGGTGCAGATATTTCAACGGGTAAGGCAGTTCCCCAGGACCCTTCGCCCCAAGTTCCGCGACCCCAACCGTTAATATTAGCCATATAAGGCTTTTAAGCTATTCTGATTATAGCTGTACTTGCTGCTGCCGCAGGAAAAACTACCGTAAAATCACCTGCGGTTGAAGTTTTATCTCCACCAAAATCAATAGTAGCTACTGATTTGTTACTGTCAGATGAGTTGTAAATCATACAACCTCTAGCGGTTATAGTAGCCGTACCAAAGGTTAAATCAGCAAAATCAGTAAAACCTGTAGTGCCGCTTGATGTTGGATCTACTCTAGTGAGATTTGCTCCACCAGAAGTGTAGTTAGTTCCTGATGCCTGTCCAGTTGTTGTAAACGCGGTAGTAGTAGCACCTAAAGTTGCTGAACTTGCATATAAAGCAAGTTTAAAAGTGTCTCCACCAGAGTTTTTAAAATTATGGATAGCTTCTAGCAGCTCTTTTTTAAAGCTGGTTGTTAAAGTTGATGTGATAGCCATATTTATATCCTTTTTACAATTTCAGCTACATCTTTTTCTCCAGCCGTCATAAGCTCTTGAATTAATGTCGCCTTATAAGATTTTATAGCATTATGTATATAAATCAAACTAACTTGGTATATCAAATCTTTATAAGCTCTAGCTTGTTCTTTTATGTGCGGATCTTCACTATCACTTGAGCTTACAATCTTTTCTGTAAGTCTTTCTGCCCAAAACTCAGGAGGATGACCGCCGTAGTTACTTGTTTTAGCTTCTATAAGGCCTAAACCTGGCATTCCTGCCGGAGTTACTTCATCTACCATTTTTTAGGCTCTACCGGTTTTAGGTGAGAATCATGCCTATCTATAAGTACAGGCTCCTGTTCTTGTTTTACTATTTCTAGATCATTTATACGCTCTAATTTAATTCCATCTTCATCTACCAAAATTATGTAGGGATTTTTTAACCTATGATAACCGTATAGTTTTTGCTCTGCTGGAACGTCTGTATCTAATAATCCAGAAGTATGTGCAACTTCAACTTGCATACCAGCAGATATACATTTACTTAGCCAAAACTCTACACAAGCTCTTCCTGACTCAGCAAAATGTAAATTACCTTTATAAGAGAAATCTATACCAAATAATTTTAAGTTAGCAACTTCATTCCAGTAAGCAAAAGCAACTGCGTAGGCAACTGTATTGTTTAAATAATGGCAATTAGAATAAGAAACCACTTCTTCTAAGGGATATTCAACTAAACCAGGACAACGATCATCTAACTCACAAGTGTATATTGGACCCTCATGATTTTTTAAAAGATCTGCCATACTGTCAGTTTGGCCACCTGCATCATCTGTATCTAGGAACCTAGATGCCGGATCCATCATAAATACTCTGTCGTGGAATATAACAGACCCTACGCCATTTATAGCCCACACTTCATCAAAGTGTACTCCATGAGATTTTGCTAAGTTGTAATCAAACCAACTTTTACCCATACCCACAATAGCAACAGTCTTGCCTTTAAGACTTTCAATTTTTTCCATTTACTCTCCTTATTTATGTAACAGAAGATCTAAGAGAATCATAACGATATTCATCTCTTCTTCCTCTTGCTTCTGCTTGATTCTTCAATCTTAAAACTTCTAAATTAAATCTTTGTTCATACTGTTGCATCAAGTCTGCATCACCCTTCATAAATGTATATGCTTCTACAAGAGAACCGTACAACAAAGCATTTCTAGCATTAGTAGAAATCCAAGTCCCTGTAGTGTCTGTTGTTAAACTATTTGGTTTATATAGATAGTGCAACTCAACTGAATAATCTGAATCTGGAACCGGAGAAACTATCAAAGTAGATCCGTTACTTGATGCCGTAGATAATTCTTTATCAAAGTCTCCATAGTACAAAGGCCTACCTCTCTCAGAAGTATCAACCGCATCATTAGAATACTCCCTCATAAAAGAAGGGTGTTTTTTATCTAAGTAATGATAATCGTTGTTACTGTCTATAATTGCTAAAGAAAAACTCATTAAAAAGTCAGAAGGAGCGGTTAAATAAGTATTACCAGTTGTTAAATTACCAGTAACATTTTTTCTAAAATAATCTAACTGTATTAGTTCAAATAATCTATCTTCTGCATTAATAATAAAATCATTCAAGGTAGCAACAAAAGTTGTC